CGGACGGCCCCACTCTTTTTTGATGGAAACCTCGACGGAAACGGTGGTTCCTGTGATGGCTGAAACCGAAATCGATATGCCGGACGACCTCGGCCCGCACGGTCGACGAGCGTTCGCGCTCGCATCTCGGCACGTCTCGAGCCTTGTCGAGGCGGACCGTTTTCATGATGCGGTGCTGCGTTTTGCGCGTGCGATCGACTTGGTCGAAGAGGTCCGCGCGGAGTGGATTAGCTACGGCAGGCCGAAGCTGTTTACGCATACGAATGGTGCGGTCGTGCCGCATCCGCTCGTGAAACTTCTGGCCGAGTCGGAGAAGGATGCGGCCCGCGCGGGCCGCGCGTTGAAGCTTGAGCCGGAGGCGTTGAAGCGTCCGCCTGGTCGGCCCACGGGATCGGCCACGGCAACGGATCGCAAGCCGCCGCCGATCGTGAAGCTGTCAACGAAGAAGCTCGAGACGTGACGGATCGTTGGGAGGAGTACGCGACCGGATCGCGCGTTGAGCACTTCGCGTGGTGGTGCGAGGAGTTCCTCGTCCAGTCGATCGATCAGTTCGCCGGCGAGCCGTTGCGCCTCGAGCGGTGGCAACTAGAGATCATGGGCGAGGCGCTCGCCACGGCCGACGGTACCGGTGTCGCGCCGCATTGGCGATCGGCGATCATCATCGTTCCGCGCAAGAACGGGAAGACCACGATGCTTGCGGCCTATGCGCTCTACCGCCTGTTCAATGATGAGACGCAGCCGGAGATCCTGCTTGCCGCCGCGTCTGACAAACAGGCCGGCCGCCTGTTCGACACTTGCGTGCAGTTCATTCGTCGATCGCCACTGCTCTCGGATGGGGTCGCGCTCCGCGAGTACGTCGGCGAGATCAGCCGATCGGACGGCGGTGGCAAGATTCTCCGCATGGCGTCGAGCGCTGACAACCTGCATGGCTACTCGCCGAGTCTTGTCGTCGCCGACGAGCTGCACGCCTGGACCAAGCCGAGTCAGCGCAAGGCGTGGGCGGCACTGACGACGGCGGGCGGCGCTCGCGTGAACACGCAGGTCTTTACGATCACGACGGCGGGCGATGCGAACGAGCGCGAGTCGTCAATCCTTGGCCGACTTCTCAACCGTAACGAGGCTGTCGGCGAGCTAGAGAAGCATGACGGGCTGACGATCAGCCGCAACCACGACGCGCGGACCCTTATCTACAACTACGCCGCGCCGACGAAGGATCCGACGGACGTCGCTGCGATGAAGATGGCGAATCCGGCTTCGTGGATAACGCAGGAGTATCTGACGCGGCAGGCGAGCAATCCCGAACTGACAGCCGAGGAGGTCCTGCAGTTTCACGGGTGCGTCTGGGTTGCCGGGTCGCAAGCGTGGATTCCGGCCGAGTGGTGGAATGCTGCGATCGATCGCGATGCCGAGATTCCGATTGGCGCTCGCGTGACGCTCGGCGTCGATGTCGGCATCGTCCACGACTCGACGGCCGTGGTCATGGCGCATGAGCTCGAGGATGGGCGCGTGATGGTCAGGTCTGAGGTGTGGACGCCGCGGCCAGGACAGAATGTCGACTTGACCGTGATCGAGGATTACATCCGCCGAGTCAATGAGGACTATCGGCTCGCCGGCGTCTTCTACGATCCGCGCTTCTTCGAGCGGTCCGCGCAGGTCCTCGACGCTGAGGGCATTCCGGTGGTGACGATGCCGCAGAACTCGGCGACGATGGCGGACGCCTATCAGGCGTGGTATTCGATGCTGGGCGAGGGCAAGATCGTCCACGCGGGAGACGATCCCGAGTTTGCGGCTATGGTGCTGGGCGCCGCCGCACAGATGACGGATAGGGGTTGGAAGGTGTCGAAGATCCGTCAGCGGCAGCGGATCGATGCGCTCGTGGCCGGGGTGATGGCTGTGTATGGTGGGGTCGTGCAGTCGGAGACGATGATCGCGCCGGGGTTCTTTAGCGTATGAAATCGGCGGCTATGATATTGGCAATGGAAATCCTCGGCGCGGCTGCTGTCAGCGTGGGGGCGGGACTCGTCTTCCCGCCCGCTGGCATCATCGCGGCGGGCATCTTCCTCCTAGTGTTCGCCATTGCCGTCGAGAGGTCGCGTGCTCAGTAGAATCTTCAACCCGAGCGTCGACTCCGGCGAGGAGCGCGCGCTGAGTTTCCAGACGATCTTCGGATCCGGCGGCGACCTGATGGTCACGACGAGCGCCGGTGTCACGATGAATCAGGACGAGGCGCTGAAGCTCGGCACCGTGTACGCCTGCGTCCGTCTGATCGCTGACAGCATCTCGACGCTGCCGATGGATACTTACATTCGCCGTGACGGTACGCGCACGCCGTTCCGTCCGCGCCCCGAGTGGCTCGACACTCCGGAGATCGGCGTGTCCCGCACGGAGCATTTCCAGCAGGTCCTCGTCTCCCTGCTCTTGAATGGCAACGCCTTTACGCGCATCCTGCGCGACGATCAGGGCATCGCCGGCCTGATCGTGCTGAATCCTCAGCGCGTCGAGGTTCGCCTGAACCGGGTGACGCGGCGCCCCGAGTTCGTCTACGACAATCGTGACGTCATCGCGTCCGAGGACATGATTCACATCACGGAGCTGCGCCTGCCTGGCGAACTTCGCGGCCGGTCCCGGATCGACATGGTGAAGGAAACCCTCGGCCTGTCGAAGGCGCTTGACACGTTCGCGCAACTGTTCTTCGGTCAGGGCTCGCAGGTCGGCGGCATCATCGAATACCCGGGCGCGTTGACGCGCGAGCAGGCGAAGGACCTCGCCGACTCGTTCGAGTTGCAGCACAAGAGTGTTCGCAGGTCGCATCGGCCGGGTGTGCTGTTCGGTGGTGCGAAGTTCACGAAGACGAGTGTCGAGCCGAACGAGGCGCAGATGCTCGAGTCTCGCCAGTTCGCCGTTGAGGAGATCGCGCGGACGTTCCGCTGTCCGCCGAGCATGATCGGCGTGACGACGCCGGGCGCGATGTCGTATGCCTCGGTCGAGCAGAACGGCATCCAGTTCGTGCAGCACACGCTCCGCCCGTACATCGTGAAGATCGAGGATGCCTACTCGACGCTGTTGCCGGGTGTCGCGTTCCTGAAGTTCAACGTTGACGCGCTGCAGCGTGGCGACCAGGAGAGCCGTTATGCGGCGCACGCCTCGGCACTCGTGAATGGGTGGTCGTCGATCAACGATATCCGCCGCATCGAGGATATGCCGCCCGTCGACGGCGGCGACGTTTACCGCGTTCCGCTCGCCAATGTCGATCTTGACGCGGCGAACCTGACGGAGCTCGAGAAGAAGTCGGGCATCGTGCAGCGCCTCGTCTTCTCTGGCTTCGATCCGGCCTCGGTCCTTGCCGCGCTTGACCTGCCGGCGATCCCGCATACGGGCCTTCCGACGACGCAGCTGCAGCCGATCAGCCAGATCGATCCGGAAGATCCGAAGGCCGCCTACCCCGTAGATGGTGCAGCATGATCGTTTCTTCGCAGCACGCCGTCGGAACTGCCGCAATCCAGGTCGCATCGCCGGATGACAATCCGCAACTTGTCATCATTCACGACCACGATCACACGAGTGGCGACGATGTGTTTATCGGCGGTCCCGACGTGACTATCTCTACCGGTCTTCACCTGCCGAAGACTGAGACGATTCAGGTCATGATCGATGCGGGTGATTCGCTGTACGCCGTGGCGGATGGCGGCTCGGTCGAGGTCCACGTCCTCCAGGTCAAGCGATAGGCGGATGCCGTACTTCATCACGGACACGAGCCCGGACTGTGACGGCTGGGCGACGATCAAGGACGACGGCGAGGTTATCGGCTGTCACGAGTCGAAGCAGGCCGCTATCGATCAGATGGTGGCGGTCAGTATCGCTGAGGGTATGGAGCCGGGTGGCGAGCGCAACCTCGATGGGCCGCCGGCGATCATCGTCGACATCGATGGGACGCTCATCACGTTCGAGGGTGAGCCGATCCGCAACGTCGTCGACTTCGTGGACGAATACGAGGGCGAGGTCATCA